TATCAAAGCCCTCCTGAGATGGGCGCACTGTACTCAGAGGTCTTCAGCATGAAGGACAAGATTGATGAGGAGCAAACTCAGGCAAGGTTGAAGCAAGAGGCGACTAAGAGGCAAGAGGCATGGCTACGCAAAGAGGAGGAAAGAAACCTACAAGCAAAGCTGGCGGCAGTGGTGGCGACTTTTATATTCCTCCTGTACCTGTGGATGTGGTTCCTGTTCGTAAGTCATTTGAGGAAGACCTAGTGGGATGGATTGCTGCTGTTGTTTTGGTCGCACTGATGCTTCCGATGCTGGGCATGTTGTACCTTGACATCCTAGAGGCAAAGCACGAGGCCAAAGTGCAACTTGAAAAGGTTGAAAAACTCAGACGGGAAATTGAAAGAAAGCAGAGGGAGAAAAATGAACGTATATGAAATTTGGGTTTTATCTGTTGCGCTTGTTTTGCTGACTGGCTGCGATGATCGATATCGTTACCCATGCCAAGACCCATTGAACTGGCAAAATGCCGAATGTAAGCCACCAATTTGTACAGCGTCAGGCACTTGCCCCGAGATGCTGGTTAAACCTGAGGAGAAAAAGTAATGCCGACAGTTGGATACAAACCAAATAATCGCCTGAACGCTGACGAAATTGAGGTCAGGGTATGGGCATTTGTAATTGTGGTCTTGGTGACCATTCTGCTGGCCTCCATGGGTATGTTTCTCTACTCAGTTTCGTTCGTCCAACAACCGATGAACGGCAGCATGGCGGCAATCGACAAGGTGTACACCCAGCAAATCAGCACCATCATGGTCTTTATCACTGGAGTGCTTGGCGGTGTTGCTGGTCGTTCAGGTGTTAAGGCAATTGCCAACGCAAGCGCCAAAGCCGAAGCCATTGACAACGATGAGCCACCAACACCATGAGCCTGCTAAACCCATGGGTATTGCTGGGTATCGTCCTGGCTGTTTTTGGCGCAGGAACAAGCGGCTATTTCAAGGGAAGTGCGGATGAGCACAAGCGCCAGCAACTTGAGATTGCCCGTTTGAATGAGCAGGCACGGGAAACAGAAAAACGCATGGGGGAGGTCGCCCAAACATACGCCCAAACTTTAAGGAAGTCCAACGATGTTGCAAAAGCTAAAGAGACTAAGCTGCGTTCTGATCTTGCCACTGGTGAGCGCAAGCTGTTCATTCCTGTCAAAGCCCCCGAGTGCGCCGTACACACCGCCTCAGATACCTCCGTTGCCAGTGGAGATACAGAAGCAAGAGCCGAGCTTGACGGACGAACTGCTCAAGCTCTTGTCGATCTCACCAGCCGAGGCGACCAAGCCATTCGCAGCCTCAACGCCTGCATTGATACTTATAACCAAATGAGGAGTTTCAAATGAACCTGTCAGCAAACTTTACCTTGAAGGAACTTACCAAGTCAGATACTGCCACCAGGTTGGGCTTGGACAACACACCCAATGACGAGGCACTTGAAAACTTGAAATTGCTATGCGAAAAGGTTTTGCAACCTGTGCGTGATCACTTTGGTAAATCAGTTACCGTGAACTCGGGCTATCGCAGTCCTGAAAGTAATGCTGCGGTGGGAGGATCGAAGACCTCAGATCATTGCAAGGGCCAAGCTTGCGACCTAGAAATTGATGGCATCCCCAATCCTGAGTTGGCGCAATGGATCATGGATAACCTTGATTACACCCAATTGATCCTTGAGTTCTATACCCAAGGCCAACCAAACTCGGGCTGGGTCCATGTTTCGTATGACCCTAATAACTTGAAAAAGCAAGAACTGACTGCTGTCAAGGTTGCTGGGAAGACTCAGTATTTGCAGGGCTTGCAGGCTTGAGGCTCATCTCGTGAGCTTGTGCTTCCGACAGTAAACGAAAAAACGCCCCGCAGTGCTTGCACCGAAAGGCGTTTAAGTATTCAACCACCACCGTCCCACGGCCTCGCTGTCTGCCGTACATGGTGGTGATTTGCTCAATATGGGTCGTAATCTTTTTTGTCAATGTTGTCTTTGATGTACTTGCGAATCAAACGCCAAATTTTGTCCTGCTCAGTCAGCTCAAGGTCATCCCTGCGATCTGCGCCTTTCTCATCCAGCGCCTCCCACTCAAAATCATAGTACACACCCACTGATGGGTCATGGTCTATGAGGTCAAATCTGATCTCCAGTTCTTCTTCAAGATCATCTGAGTAGTAAGTATCAAAAAATTCCACGCAATTCATAAATCCTCCGACATCATGTAGATGGTTAGTATAACCACAATAATTGTCCCAAAGGCAATACCTGTGACAAAAATTAACATAAGAAGCAAACCTATAGAGATTTCCATTCTCGTTCCTCCCGTCCACTCAAGGACTTGACGGTTTTACCAGTAGTGGTGACCAAGTCTAGCTTTTGGAGTTCGGGAAGTCTACGGGACACGGCATTGGGGTTTAACCCAGTTTTTTGGGCTATCCCATCCTTACCCATAGGCCCATGCTCTTTGAGGGCTTCTAGGATGGTTTGGAAGTGTTTTGGAGCCACTTCCTTAATTGAATCAGCCGCCTGGTAGCTGGTGATCGGGTCTGAACTCCGTACTCGGTTAAAGATGGGCAAATCAAAGAACTTCTTTACTTCGCCGCCAAAGTGAATGTCATCTAACAAAGTCATCTCTATCTCCTATTTTTTCGCCAAGGGGGTGGGGGTACTCGCTACACTGATTTCTAAGCGCTTCACTTCAGAGTCACTCAGCATCCGCTTTCCCCCCGAAAATCAAAAGGGCATGTCATCATTCATGTCATCAAAGCCTGAACCTGAACTCTTGCGAGTGGGTTCCGAACTCTGACGAGCTGCTGGCGCTTTGGGTTTGACCGACAAAGACAGGAAGGTTTTGCCCTCGTTGCCTTTCTTGATCCACCCATTGATCCAGTAGTCTGTTCCATCCACGTTTAGCTGACCGTTGTAGTCAGCGTGTGTGGCCTCTATTTTCTTTTCATTCCGTGACAGAGTGCCACGGTTTGTGTTGTCATACGCCATATTTTCCTCTTAGACTGGTTTCGCTTTTTTAATTGCGCTTCTTGTGGCTGAATCCATTTGACTGGACAACCACACCTCTTGATCTGCCTCAAGCTGGTTTTCTTTGATCATGTCGTAGGCTTCCCTTGCACGACCATTTTCAACCAACTCACGACAGCTTTCTGCCAACTCTTTCAAAAACTCTTTGATGTCGTTTGGCAAATCATCCCCAATACCACCCTTGGGAGTGATAACGGGTGCATCCCCTTTGCGCCCTGTGGTGGCATCCAAGGCATCATGCTCGACCAGCTCCATGGCGGCGACCCACAAGTACCTCCGTTGATAAGTCTCAACTGCACCTATGTTCTGAACCTCGTGGCAACCCTTCAGTGCTGCGGAGCCAAAGGGACTGGTGATCACAATCTCGCCACCGCCCTCGGTGTCCACAATGCACAATTCTGCTTGCTCTTTGGTGAACGACACCACACCAATCAGGCCAAGCTCATCAAAAATTTCAAGAGTGGGGTGTAAGAAGTCTGCCAACTCAAAATAGTTATAGCCTGCAAATTTATTCAAACCCGACTTCTTCAAAGGCTTTGCCCGAAGCTTTGCCCGTGCCACCGCCAACTTTACATATACCTCTAGATTTGCTTTGCTTTGCTCGTTCATTCTGTCACCTGTACTTGTTGTTTAAGGATTGCTTGGATTTCTCTTTCCAAGCCGTGATATGCAGTCCAAGCTGATTCTGTCTTTTTGATTTCTTGCAGGAAGTCTGCTGGTGCTAGATTCAGAATGGCTGTTTGATGTTCTTTCAAGATACGCTGAAACTCTTTTTCAGCCTGTACCAGCGTCTGTAGGGAAATGCTATTCATTGCAATGCTCCTTGTTTCTTTGCCCATGATTCATATTCATCCAACTCCCACGCAATAAATTCACTTTGTGCTTGTTCATCAAAGTCGCTGAACTTCATAAAGTGATTCTCTTGGCAGCAATGCCATTTGTCGTCTTTGCTTTCCATGCAATAACAGCAGTACTCTTGATTGGACTTCATGTGATAGTCAATCAACTCTTGTTTGTATGTCTTCATCTTCATGTGTGCCTCTTAAGAAAACCAAACATAAAACCCATGGAGGATTCCAATGGGAAAGAACAATGCGCCAGCAATGAGGAAACCCCACATTGTGTGTGCAAAGCAGTAGAAGATATGCGTGAGCCATGCAAAGAAGCAAGCCCAGCCAAGTAGATATCCCATCAGAGCAAGCTTTCAAAGTATGTGAGAGCAGACATACGAACCAAGTCCGTGATATTTGTGCCATCAGTGGTTAAGACAGCGTCAAGCACATGTTCGTCTAGCATGTCTTTGTGATAACGCAAGATCAAGTGGATACCCTCGTACATGACTTCACGGGTGTACTCACCTGTAGCTATGTTGTAGCTAATGTTCATTTGTGTTGCCATGGATCACCCCAGTTAGAGGACACCCCAGTGTTTAGGTTTGTCCAGTTATCACCCATCTTTTGGACAATGTCACCATTGTTTCCAAACCATGAATTGCCCATTTTGGTAAATGTGTTGCCGTTATCAGACACTTTAAAAGTTTCTGATTCGTAGTAGGTTTTGCCTGAAAAAATGTTGAAGTTAAACATTAGAAGCTCCATCCAAAATGTTTTGCCCAATGCTCAAAAGGGTATTTGACTTGCACGTGGTCATATTCAACCGTGACCAACATGTCATTCCACCAATCAGTGCTTTGTTCATTGCGCATGAATTCCCTGATGTCATCCATAAGGATGGACAAAGCATCGTCTAGGGTGCTGCCCTGGCAAACGCCAAAGTTAATGGGAATCACC